ATTAGAACGTTTTTAGCTGGGGAGTGAGTAAACAACGCCTGGTCGCAATAGCAACGTAATTCGTAGCCCGCAACATCTGGCAATTCCAAGAAGAAGTCGCCTTCTTTACCTGGACGCTTAAATGTAACATCAGAAGAACCGATACGAACCATATCTTCTACTGACAATACATAGGCATAGCCTTCTTTGCAATAGATTGATGGGACGATTTCAATCATACCGTTTTGGCCGTGGAATTTTAATTCCTTAGCACCATTCTCAAGTTGTGAGCTAGAGTATGAAGAATCATACATTCGCAAAGCAGCTTGGTCAGTCAAAAGGTCAGACCATGAATTTGGATTAACAAGAACCATTACGTCATTGTCAAGTCCTTTTTCAACAGCCTTAGCAATTGCATCTTGGATTTTAGCAAAAGAAAGAGCAGCAGAACCTGCACTGTAAGTGTTACCTTTGAAAAGGTTGTATACAGAAGCGTCGATATTGAATAATACACCAGTGTTAGTGATGATTTTATGCAAACCAGCAAATTCTTTGCCGTAAGCGCCTTTATGCCATACAACGTCAGTTGCAACAGTTCCAGCTGGCAGAGCATCTAGAGTTACAATTTTAGTTGCGAAATCAACAGAAACAACTGAAGCGTTTCCACGAGAAACAGAACCAGCAGCATTTCGAATTTCGATTGGCATACCTTCAGCACCAGCCCAGATACCTGGAGCCCATTCTGCAGCAGGGATAGTGATAGTAGCACCTGAAGTTGCAGAAACAGTAGCATAACCTACTTGTCCATAAAGCATTTCGATTTCTAATTTTTTAGTGATTGAACGTAACATGTTGCCAACCAAGAACTTAGTAGCTTGTTCAAAAGCTGCAGTACCAGACATAGAAGCAGAAGCTGCTTTGTAACCGATAGCAGAACGTAGAACTAGAGCATTACCGCGAACTTGAGCATCCTGGATTTGACCAGCAACTGGAGCAGCAAGTGTGAAAGCATCTTCAGTAGAAGTTGCAAAAGTGATTCCATGTTCTTGACCAAGAACAACAGGTTGGTGATAAAGATTACCAAGAGTTTGTTGTTTCTTAGCAAATGGGATTGCTTTTAAAAGCTTAACGCCATCTGGAATAAGATTTTCTAATTGGTCCGCATAAACTTCTTTAAAAAGACCGTTTAATGTAGCGGCTGTATTATTTTGAGCCATTTGTTTATTTTCCTTTGTGCACTGTATTGTGCGTTAATTAATTATTAAGTTAGTATTATTTTGAATTGTTCTATTTCTTTTTCATTTCGGTAGGTTAACATCCAGTTACGGGTAGTTATCATCTAGATTTATTAAAATAGCGTCACTCACTTATACTTGTTAAATCATATAGTTAGCTATCTAATAATTTTATTTAAGGGGCTAGTAGATGACCTAACCCCTTGATTTTACTTAGCTTCTCCAGTCAAATACTTTGCTAAATTTCTTAGGTTCAGCTTTTGGTGTAGAAGTAACCGGTTTTGCTCCAGTATCTTTTACAATTTGAGTTGCAGTTTTAGTTTCAACTTTTGGTTTAGCTGCAGATACTCTTTTCTTTCTATATCGGTCCAAATTAGCTTTACCAACTAGAGTCTCTAATGTTTCCTCAGGAAGAACATTAAATAAATCATTAAGTTCGGCTTTCCATTGTTTTTCAACTACAGGAATTACATCTTTAGCTGTAACTTCAGGATATCCATTCTTCATAGCAAGTAGCATTGTTTGTGCAATACGTTGATATACTTGTGGATTTTTCTTTGGTAGGATTGATTTAGCACCCTCTAAAGCATCACTAATGCTAGTTTCAATTTCTTGAGCATGTTGATTCTTCATTCTCTCAAGTTCAGCCTTTTGTTTTTCTTCTTCAGCTTGTTTTTTTTCTTTTCTTAAATCTTCAAGCTCTTTAGACATTTTTTCACGTTCTAACTGCTCTGGAGATTTCTTCATATTCTCAACAGCTTTAGCTAAACGCTTTTCAGCAAACTCATCAACATTAAGTCCCATTTTTTCTAGAACGGACTCAGGGTCACTTTGTAATTGAGCAATCAATTGGTCAACTTGTGATTTATATCCAGAGAATTCTTTTAATCGTTTATCAAATGCTTTAGATTTTTGGAAATGCTTTTTAAGTTCTTCGTCATCCTGAGGCATTTCGAAGTCTTCTTCTTGACCATCGATTTTAAGCTTAAGAACTCTTTTTAATTCTTTAGCTTCAGCTTTAGTGATTTGACCTTTTTGTGCAGCAGCATCAATAGCTTGCTCGCTACCCGCTTCTTCTGAAGCCTCAATGCCATTAGCGCCATCAATTTCACTATTTACTTCGGACTCAATAGCATCAAAATCAGTTTGTGCTGAGTGCCCATCCGTAGATTGTGGTGGATTTCCTGCAGCGACTGCTGCAACTGTATTTACTTCTGACATAGTTATCTCCTTTTGTTAAGTCGTCCATAATGGATAGACATAGGTGAACGTGTCATCGTTAATTAAAATGTATCGTATAATGGTCATAAAGGTTGTTTATGAACACTATAATGGTCAATTTACTGACCAAATAGTTTTTGGAACCTATCTGGAGCAAGCTTTCTTAATTGCTCTTTAGCATCAGCATCATCAAATTGTGCGGCATTTTCTAACCAATCAAGTTTATCATTTTGCTGTCCAGCAGCTGTTTGCTCTTGAGGAACTTTAGCGCCAGTTAAAAGACTTTGTTGTGCCGCTCTAATTTTATCACTCTCATCTTGAGTAACTAAATTTGGTTGAACAATTGGTCCTCGATATTTAGGTTTAGCTGCAACTGGTGCACCAAAGGTCATATTTTCACCAGTAGCACCAGCTTGTAATCCTTCTAATTTACTTTGGAGGTCTTGGTCTTCTAATTTTTGAGGTCCTAATAATTTATTAAATCTAGTTTTTCTAGATTCGTCCATTTCAGCCATGATTAATCTTCACTTTCTGGAACAATCGGTTTATTTATTGGCGATTGATTCTGGTCATAATTTAATAGTTTATTTAAACGATTAAACTGTTGTGGTTTTGGTATAGTATCTAAATAAGGTTGAACTTTCTGCATTACTTCATTTCTGGTATTTTCGTTTTCAATCTTACCTAAAGTTTTAGTAATTTGGTCTTTTTGTTCTGGGGTCATCGTTTTAAACATTTGAGAATAACCTAGTGGTCCACCATATAATTCACTAGTTTCAAGATTACGTTTTAATACTCCAGGATTTTTCATGTTTTGATTAACCATAGTTTTCATAGCATCGAGTTCTTGCGTAGGGTCATCAACCATGGGTGCAATTTCTTGAAAGTTTTTAGGTAGTTGATAATGTTTAGAAACCAATGCGGCTTGTTTATTTGGCGGTAAAGTATCAAAAGATGGTAATGTGTGTCTAATTAAATTAACATGTTTATCAACTAAAGAATCTCTAATTTGACGAGAAGTATCTTCATCTAATGCTTGTTCACCAGATATAATTTTATCAACATCTAATCCGTGAGCAGCGACTAATCCTCGAACATCACCATTGTCAGCGTTAAATCCATGACCGATAGTAGCATGTCCATTATTATCAGTATAAGGTGTTGGACTATAACCTTCATGTTTATCCAGGAATGAGTTTAATAATTGTCTATAAGGCATTATTGTTTAACATTTCCTAAACTCTGTTGTTGAATTTGTGGATTTGATAACATTGCTGGGTCAACTTGTGCTGGTGCTGGTAATCCAGCAGGTGCTGCACCTTGTTGGTCTAATTGAGAAGCAACTGGGGCTCCACCCATCATTTCTTGAACTTGACCATTCATAGAATTATTTGGTGGACCTTGTTGTGGTCCAGGTTGATTAGCGGGAGAACCGCCTTGTGGTCCTAATGGTTGTTGACCTAAGATTTTAAGTAAATCAGGGTCAATAGTTCTTAATTGATTAATATGTTCTTGAATATGTCCAGTAACTTTTTGTACTAATTCCATATCAAAACGTAATTCTGGATTAGCAAGTACACTAGAATGTTCTTTAATATGTAACAAATGGTCATCAGTTAAAACCGCAATAACCGATTCATTATTAATAAGTCTTTCATTTTCATCTTTAACTAAAAATAATTGAGATTGTGTATCTTCAGTCATTACATCTAAATTTCCAGTATCAATAACTGAGAAATATTGCTCAGGAGTTTTGATAACTCCCATTTGCATCATTTGTTCAGCCATTTCAACTCGTCCAGCAGTAGTTCGAGCTAGAGGATTACCAATATCAACGACCACGCGATTAACAGAAGAAAGGTCATCACCTGTAAATTCCTTTAAATATGTTCTATTACTCTTACCAACGATACTAGCAACACGAGGAACGTTAGCGTGGTCCTTAAGAACATTAATAATTCCTGTACCCATATCTTCAATAAGAGAAACATATGACTGTTGTAACCCTGACATAAATTGAAGTGTCATAGATTGAATTAAAGCTAAAGCATTTCCAGAACGTAAATTAGGGTCTGGATTTCCCCGAGCAACAGAGTTAACTCCTGAAATTGTTTCCATCGTTTTTTCTAACATTTCAATAAAATCAAAAATCTCTTTTGGCGTTTGAGTTAAATTGAGTGGTTGAATTGGACCAGCTGCCATATTAGCTTCAATAACATTTAATCCACCAGATAGTTCACTCATAGAAACATCCGCACCGCGAGGTACTAAAATGTTTTGAACACCAAAAGCTGTTTGATTTGTAAGTACTGTAGAATATAATGAATTAACTGCATCCTGAATAGGCATTAAATCAAACATCGGTGTATAACCATATGGAGTACCTAAGTAATATCCAGGAGTTATACAATAAACTGGTAAATTTCTATAAGGCATTGGTGAATCAAGTAGTACACAAGTGTCTGATAAAAATAACATGTATCTTCCATCTGGCATACTTTCAGTACGTTTATGATAGAACTCATACACAGGAATTAAATCAGTTTCATCATTATGAATTCCCCAAACCGAGAATTGAAGAATTTGTGACTTAGTTGGGAGCTTTAAAATCTCATCTTTAAGTTCAGGATATTTTGCAACTAAATCGAAGCGATTCTGAAAAGAACGAGTAAGAACCCAATCATGATTATGGTCCTCGCGATTTGTGTCAAAAACAACGTCAAAAGCAGACAGATTGGAAAATTCGAGGTCACCTTCTCTAATTTCGACACCAAGGTCTTCATTAAAATCATATATTTCGCCTCTAGTAGAATTCCATTCCATTTTAATATAACCACTACCAAAGACAATAGCGTACTCTACGGCAGTCTTTAGAAACGTCTCTAGTCTATGGTCTCTCATATAGTAATCAAGTAGACCATTAGCTAATTTAGTTTGAACTAGTGACTTATAATCAGTCTTAATAGACCGAGCTTGCATTGAAGGTCTAGTTGAAGTAATCATATTTAGCATATGTTGAG